GAAACCATTTGGAACTTAGTAAGACTGATGGTAAGAGACTTAGAAGAAAACCCTGAGAAGATAAGTAACTCAGGTATCAATGAACTTATCAGAACTGTATCACTTCTAAAAGATGTTCAGAAGTTTGAAGAACAGAAGGAACAGAAAGTAGAAGAAGATAACTTCTTAGACAGACTGAAACAAATACAAGAAGAAAAAAAAAGAGCAAGTTAGATACTGATGAATGAAGAAACCTTATTAGACCCTGATGTGTTTATTAGGGCTCTTACCATTTACAATAAAGATAAAAGAAGACTTGACTTCTTTGAACTCCACAGAGAACAAGAGATACTACTTGATGCTTTACAGAAACACGATAGAATAATAATACTGAAAGCAAGACAGTTAGGTATCTCTACTCTTATTAGAGGTTGGATGTTCTATCAGGCTTTCTTTGATACAGAACCAAGAACCTATGCTTGTATTGCTCACACACATAATGCTGCTGAGAACCTACACAGAATAGATAAAACTTATCATAACAACTTTCCAATAAAAAGAAAGTTATCCAAAGAGAACCAAACAGAAATGGTATTTGAGGATAGTGGTGCTCAGATAAGAACCTTTACTGCTGGTGGTAAAGGAGGAACTCGTTCTTATCAACTTGACTGTATTCATCTTTCAGAGTTTGCTTTCTATGAAGACCAAGAAGAAATACTTGCTACCATCTTAGCATCAGCAGGTGAAGGACAGATAATAATAGAAAGCACACCAAATGTTATTGGAGATAAGTTCCACGAACTTGTTATGGAAACCATTGAAACAAATGGAGAGAATGGTTGGAAGTTATTATTCTTTCCTTGGTGGGAACATAAGAACTATCAACTTGATACACCAGCATACTTCCAACTAAGACAAGATGAACACCTTCTCAAAGAGAAATGGGGTTGGTCAGATGAACAACTCTGGTGGAGAAGGAAACAAGTAAACACATTAGGTAAAGAAAAGTTTTTTCGTGAATACCCAGCAGATGTAAAAGAAGCATTTCGTAACACAGGAAAGAACTATTTCAATACCACAGCCCTTGATAGAATAGAACCTCTCAAAGACCCAAAGAATAACTACAAAGCCATTGGAGAACCTGTCTCTGGATGTAGATACATTATTGGTGTTGACTGTGGTGCTGGTCTCAACCAAGACTATTCAGTTGCTTCTATTGTATCATTAGAGACAAGACAACCTGTTGCTTTCTGGTGGGACAACAATACCTCACCTGCTATGTTCGCAGAGAAACTATTTGACCTCGCAGTCAAATGGAATGATGCTCAGATAATAGTTGAAAGCAATAACATTGGTCAGTTGGTTCTTTACAAACTAAAAGAGTTTGGTTATCCTTATCTTTGGAAGAATGAGAAAGGAAAAGACTTTCTTACAAGTAAAAGAACAAGGCCTTTACTTTTTGAAATACTTAGAGAAATAATAGAAGATGGAATGATAACCAGACTAAATGAGAAGGTTATTGATGAACTTCGTTCTATTTATTATGTAAACGATAAACCTCAACACCCAAGAGGTGGAAACGATGATAAGGTTATCGCAATGGCTCTTGCCTATTATGCTATCAAGGACGAACCGATAGATGTAGTTATGAATGTAAAAGAAACTTTTTTTGAACAACACAAGAAAAAGCAAAGAGCAAAGAGAGCCAAGCGAGCATTACCTTGGAACATCAAAGCCGGTAATAACAAAGGGAGATACTAAATGAAGGCATCAGACATCAAAGCCCTGTGGGACAAACATTTTGACTATTGGGACCACAGACGAAAAGAAATGGAACGGTATGATAATGCCTACAAAATGGACTTCTGGGATGATAGGTCAGCAGATGCTCTTATGTATGCTATGACCAACACACAACTAAATGTTCAGACCTCTGATGGTTATGGTTACATTGAAGGCTTCATTGCTTCCTTGTTTGCTAAGAACCCTGCTGTTACACTTAGAGCAGGTATTGAGAACAAAGGAAACCCAAGCAAAGCAGAAGCAGTTGCTAATGCCTTCCTCTTGAAAACAAGAAGCGAGATAGAACAGACCTCTCGTCTTGCTCTTATCTTTCCAATGTCCTTTATCAAGTTAGTTCCAATAATGGGACAGAAGTTACATTACAAAGTATGTCCTGTATCTTTATCTCCTTGGGAAGTTATCTTGGATAGAGATGCTCCTCGTTGGGATAGACAAAGGTTTATTGGACACAGATACTTTATGCCTCTTACAGAAGCAAAAGATAAGTTTGGTAACAAGTCATTCCAAGGAAAGCAACGACGAGACTATCTTGATAAAAACCGTATGGACCCTTATGAAGATACAGATGCTGGTTCTTATGCTGAGTATGTTGAGATAATAGAAATGTATGACTTTGAGAACGATGAACTTACATTCTATTGTGAAGACTTGGATAGAGACAACAAGGTATTACAGTCAGGCTTTATTCCTTTCAGAGATGCCGACAACAAACCTGTATGTCCTATTGTTCCTCTTTACTTCAACCGACAACCAGCAAAGCCAATGGATGGCTACTCTGCTATGCGACGAGTGTATGACCAACTGTTTGAGATAAATGTTATTCGTTCATTCCAAGCAAATGCTGTTCGTAAAGCATCTCGTCAGTATCTTGTAAAGTCTGGTCTATTGGACGAAGAACAAATGGCTCAACTTACATCAGGTATTGATGGACTATTCATTGAGGTTGATGAGGAGAACTTGGAGGGTGTGATGAGGGCTGTGCCTCAAAACCCAACACCACCAGAACTGGAAAGATACTATGCTCAGGTTCAAGAAGATAAAAATAAAGGTTCTCTTATGGCTCCTTTTACTCGTGGTGAAAGCAGTCGTGTTACAGCAACGGAAGCGGTTGCCTTAGCATCATACACAGCATCAGAGATAGGAAGAATGGCGAGAGAAAGAGATGCTATGATAGAACAACTTGCTGATGTTTATCTAAACATTCTCGCAACATTCTTGGAAGAAGAACCAACCAACCTTGTTCAGATAGACGGAAAGATAGTATCTATCTCACCAGAAGACTTGCGAGGAGACTTCCAAGTATTTGCTTCTGACCAAGCATCAACACCACTGTCGGATGTAGCAGCAAAGAACCAACTGCTTATGAACATCCCAACTCTTGTAAACTTAGGTGTCCCTGCTCTTACAGTTCTAAAAGAAGTTGTTCGTGTATTGAACCTTCCAGAGGAGTTTGTATTACAAGCAGACCAGAACATCAAAGCACAACAAGAAGCACAGGCACAAGCACAACAACAAAAGGTTCCCGGTGGAGTTCAGGGAATAGAACTGCCCCCCTCTCCCGAAGAAGCAATACAGAATGCTTCAACCAAAGCGGTTCGTAACTTTATCCCAGAGGAATAAGAATGCCCTTTTACAAATGGAAATGTGATGACTGCGGAAAGGTGATGGAAGTTCTCCATCGCTGGTCGGTCAACCCAGAAGATAAGAAAGGAGACCTAATACCGTCTCCAAAAGAAGAAGACATTTTTTGTGGACACGAAGATGGCTTTGACCCAGAAAGTGTTGACGATGAGTTTGTTGGCTGTGGGTCCAAGAATGTTTACAAAATGTTAGCACAAGGCTTTTCTATCTCAGGACTTGATGGTCACCGCATTGGTGGCTTCTATTCAGACAACTTAGGTTGTTGGGTCAAGTCTGTAAGAGAAGAAGATAAGATAGCAGAGAGCAGAGGTCTCCGTCGTGTATCAGACATTAGCCGTGATGACCTTGATAGAGCCTTTGACCGACAGGTCGCAGAGGCAGAAGCACACGAAAGAGATGCTGCCCGATACAAAGCAGGAGAAAAACTGGAAGACATTTATTCAGTTGACCGCTTGAAGAAGGACGGCTTACTTGACCAAAGTATCAAAGGAGATGAATAATGGCTATTAGACCAAGACAAGCAGAGATGGATGCTTTGGGTGTTGACCCTAAAATGTTATCACCAATGAAAGAAGAAGTATCTGTGGAAGAAGAAGTAATACTTCCTCCCGCAGGAGAACTAAAAGAAAAGTTTGATGAAGTTATGGGTGTTATTACTCCGGAGGGTGACTACTCCGAGACAGCACTTATGACTATTGGACAAGCAATAAACCAAGCCCTACAACTATTTGGACCTGATGCTATGCCTATTGACCCCGTGGTGGAAGAAGAAGGTATGTTACCAGTGTCTATTGTAAAGGCTATTATGATGTTGAACAAAGCACAGGAAGATGCTGGCTTGTCTCAATACATTGTAAACATTGAAGACCTAACAAACGATAGGTCACTACAACAGGCTGCCGGTAAGATAATGGCTTTGGCTCAAAACCAAACATTCAAGTCTTTCCTCGCACAACTTGACCAAGGCTTCTCACAACCAGAACAAAGTGAGAAACAACCAGTAAGCCAAGCACCACAACAAATGAGTTCCCCAATGGAACAAATGAGCGAGGACGAACTATTTATGAGGAGAATGTAAAGTTATGAGCAAAGACACACAAGAAGTAAAAGACTGGGCAAGCGGAGATACTCGCATTGAACAAGCCCTAAACACAGTATTAGAGCGAGAAGCAAAAACAAAAGCATCTATCGCTCCTGCTGATACAGAAGATACTGGTATCCCTATCAACGATGGAACTGGTGTTGAACCAAACTTTCAGTCATTTGCTGAAACAGAACACGATGACCCACTCCTAAGCACAGGAGACCACAAAGGGTTTGACTTCAATAAGACTTTGAGTGAACTGCCGGACGAAGCCAAAATGATGCTTGGTAACTTACGAGCAGACTACACAAGAAAAACACAAGAGTTAGCCGCTATGCGAAAGCAGTTGGAAGCAGAACGAGAAGCATTTGTAAACTCTGAGTTCACACAGAACTTAGCAGCAATGGCTTCTGCTGATGTAACTCTTGACCCATTTGATGATAGTTCAGTAGAGGCTCGCATCCAGAAAGAAGTTGCTACACGACTTCAAGAAATGATGAAGCCATTACAAACCCAATACGAACTAAACCAACGACAAGCACAGTTGGAGCAGTTCAAAGCCAACCATCCAGACTTGGAGACCTACAAAACAGACATCGCTAAACTTTTGATGACTGATGAAAGTCTAAACTTGGAACGAGCATACTACATAGTAAAGGGACAAAAGACTACTGAAACCTCTCAACAACTGGAAAAAGAACTAAAAGAATACAAAAGAGCAGCGAAGGAATACGGACTAAAAGTCGGAGGGACCCAACGGGCAACCCAGAATACTGTTCCTGAAAGTGTTCGCAAACAAGGCGGCTATGCCGTCTACCAATGGCTTCAAAGCCGTGGTAAAGCATCATAAGACCCTCCCTGTGAGCAAGTCAATACAGGCTTCCGAAAGGAACAACCTACAAAAAGCCAAATGTAATACTAAAAATAGGAGAAGAATAAAATGGCTATTTCAAACGACATTCTATCCTCAACCCTTCGTATCTTGAAAGATAACGAGGTAGACAACCTTTTCAAGGCTGTTCCTTTGTTAGACCAGATACGAGCCGCAGGTGGGGTTGAGACTTATGACGGCGGACAAAAGTTGGACCGTCCACTTATCTTATCTGAGCATTCAACTATCACACAGTTGTCTTCCGGATACGAACCTGTAAACCTCAGTGCTGCTGATGTATTGAGAACCGCATCCTTCAACTGGTGTGATGCTGTTGCTCCCATTATCATCACTAAAAAAGAAGAGATGAGTAACAAAGGCGAACGAGCCATCATCTCTATCGCAGAAGCCCGTATGAAGTCGGTAATGGGAATGCTCAAACGAGAGTTTGAAAAGCAGTTCGTTGCTGGAACTTCTACTATCCTTTCAGACCTTATTACTCTGAACGGAACTAACTCTGGTAATGCTTTGACTGGTTTCTTGGAAACTGCTGCTTTTGGAGCACAAGGTAATACTGTCGGTGGACTTTCTAAGTCTGCTTTCTTGAATGACCTTCAAAACCAGTATGCTTCTATTGCCGGTTCTGGAACTAACCCTGTGAACGATGCTTTGACTTCTATCTACATTGATGCTCAAACTCGCACACCAGACGGTTCTGCCCCTAACCTCATCCTTTGTTCTGCTGCTCTTTACAAAGCATACAAGGACGAACTCTA